CTCTTACTGGTTTAATTACAGTTAATGCTCCATAAGTATTGCCTGTCTCATCAATAAAATTACTTCTCATTTTTATCTATTGATAATTTCTATACTGCAATCAGAAAAGTCATATGTTGAATTTAACATTTCTGTTTTAAATTTTTCTACATAATCTTGTGGGCCGACTAATTCAATCTTTCTAACTTGATACTTTCTTTTTAATCCATTAACTGCATTAGGTACTTCTTCAATACTACATTTCCTCTGCTCTGCGCAGTCTCCATCTACCCAACAATAAATTGTTTGCTCCATTGCAAAAGGAGAATAAGTCACAACAATATTTTTTCTATTTTCAGTCATTATTCTTCCTCCCCGAATGTTATGGTTTGTTCTGTGTAGTCGCATAATTGATACATACGAATTTGCTTATCAAATTTATCTTTGATCCAAATTTCCCAAATTCTTTTACCATTATTTGACATGTCTATATCTATAATATCACCACGTGCAACTAATATATTTAAAAGTTCAGATTTAATAATTGCTCGCATTTCTTCTGAATCTATAAAGTCAGGAACTGCCATAAAAACATATTGTCTTAAATCTGGATTTATCAAGAGAAGATAAAAACAATCTAAAGCAGCTTTACTTATTTTATCCAAGCATTTATTAAGTTTATCTTCAGATATAGGCTTTTGTTGTCTTACTATTTCTTTTGCAAAATCATAAAGTTTTGTTTCACCTTGATAGTCAGTTTTTACTTTATGTTCTTTCTTGTAATCATCTATTACATTCATCCTGTTATCTCCTTAAAATGTTTCTTCCTATCTCTTACTTCTGCTTGTTTTCCTTTGTTAAATGTTTCTGTATAATTACCCGTTAAATAACCAGTTACACGGCGGATACGATAGATTTTATGGCTTCCACATTGAGGACATATATCACCTAATTCATCAGTATAACCACAATCCATACAAGTATCAATAGGAACATTAACAGCAAAGTAAGGAATATCTTTTTCCATAGCATAAAGAATAATAGTTTCTAAAGCATCAAGATTGTTTTTAATACCGCCAGGAAGTTCTACATAAGTAATGCAACCCGCACTTGAATATCCTGTTAATTGAGATTCAATATCTATTTTTTCCATACAAGTCATATCTTGCCATACTGGAACGTGAATACTATTAGTAAAATATTCTCTATCACTAATTTTTGGAATCTCACCATATCTAGCCTTAAATTTCTGCATCGCGGTATAACATAAACTTTCAGCGGGAGTATAATATACTCCAAAATTAAGTTTATAAGTATTTTTAAATTCGGCGCATTTATCTTTAAATAGTTGCTCAATGCGTTTTGCTAATTTCATACCTTTTTCTGTCGTTTGATTACATCCTACTAAAATTTGTAAACATTCAGCTAGACCTAACTGCATTTTAATACCCTCGATTTCTCGATATTTTTTAAGGGATTAGACTATACCATAAATTGTTTCATAGATTTTTTGGTTTTCTAATTTATTTTTTCTAATTGGACATTTAAACTGTTGAGTAATATCTTTCCAAGTTAATCCTCTTGAAATATCTCCAACAGTATTTTTAGCTATTTTATATTTTTTACCAATATCTTCAATTTTTATATTTGTAAAGCATAATTTATAGCATATTTCTTGAACTTCTTTTTGTGTTATTTTATTTTGATAAGTATTATTTTGAACAGGTTTCCTTAATGGGTATTCTAAATCTTTAGGGCACCAACTGTTATTACCTCGATTTATTTCACCAATAGTATAAGGATGAACATCTGTTGCTAAAGCAATTTCTTCATAAGTCATAGAAGTATTTAATATCATATCAAGAATAATAGATATTTTTTCTTCATCAATATAACTTCTTGATGGTGTTTTTCTTATTGGATATTTTATTGTATCATCAACAAAAGATTTTCCTCTATTAATATCACTTATACAATATAATGTAACATTATAATCATTTCCAATAAGATGAAAAGGAATTTCTGTATTAGCTAATAACCATTTTATTTCTTTAGCTTGTTGTAATGTTAATTTTTGAGTTCCAGAACTCCATTGTCCACCTTGTGTTAAATTATATCCTTTTCCTGTTACATAAAAACTATCAAAATAATCAATATAATATTTTTCTTTTTCATTAAGTTTTTCTAATGGAATATTATCTTCAACAAGTTCTAATGAAAAATTTTCTCTTCCATATTTTTTAATTGCTCTATGAAAATAAGTATTATCATTTAATTGAGTTTGATGTTTATAATCTCTTTGTTCAAGAGTCTGTCTTGTTTGTCCAATATATACTTTTCCATTTATAAGATTAGTATATTTATAAATCTTACCTTGTTCCATGTTTTTTTCTCGGCCTCCATGTTTTTTCTTTTCATTATAATATAATTTTTATAAGAAGCCGAATAAACAATTTTGTCCATTATAGTCGTTGAACCTTCATCTTAAATTTTTAAGATGCTTGGCTGCGTCTGGTTACCCAATCCTTAATGATTTTACCTTACCTTGGTCGCTAACCTCGCCGCCTATATATCACTATATAGGTTTGGTTGTTAAGGCTCTAAGGGCGTTCCCGCAATTTAGAACATTTATACTGGGCCAGTGTTAGGTTTTAACCCAGTGCTAACGTGCCATGCTTGAGTGCTGATCTTATACCTTCCTCAGGAACATAACCCGCCATTGTATTGTTTTCATACATAAAACGTGCTGCTTCCGCAGGTTGAGAACATATATATTCAAAACGTTCAAGTAATTCATCTCTACAATCATCTATTGCTTCTTCTAATAATTGAAAAAAGAAATCAATAATATCTTCTTCTAAATCGCCACAAGGTTTATCATCATAATAAGTAGCTGCTTCCATAGCAATAGTAGGAAGAATTATTGTGGCGGGAGCTATGTTTCCACGTCCATCTTTTTGTGCAGCTGAAATATAATTATTATCTAAAATACCATTTTTAATTACTGATTGGATATTGGCTTTATAAGAATCAATCGCAGTTATGTCTGCGCCATTCTGGGTTCTGCATCCCATGGTCGAAAACATTTCTGCCGGAACCGGGGTCTGTCTGATTTTAAGCTTTTTCATTTTTCATAATCCTCCTTAAATTTCCATATATAACCACCAGCAGTTTTTTGTTTACCATGCAAAACTGTTGAAATTCCACCCTTCCAAATATTATTTTTTTCTCCAGCTTCTAACACGCTATTATATTCAGCAATAAATTTTCCATTTTTATCTAATTGAACTACTGGTTTTTTAGGAGGCCTCCCTTTAAAGCCATTTGCTTTTGCAGATTCATATTGATGTTGTCGAGCTAAAGGAAAACTAACATTTTCTTCTCTTGTGCACCATCTTAAATTATCAACTCTATTATTTAATTTATTTCCGTCAATATGATCAACACAATTACGATTTAATTTGATATCTTCTTCTGTTTTAGGAATAAAAGTTTTAGCAACTATTCTATGAACTTGATCAAAACTTAAAGCATAATAACCTCTATTATTTATTTTTAATTCAACATTTTCACCATCTCTTCGGATATTACCAAAATTAGAAACTTCCCAAATACTAGCGTAAGGATGCTTTTCATCTTTTAAATTTCTAAAAACCACCCATTTTTCTTCCATGATTAGCTATCCTCCTCTACTATTTCTAACATCAAAATATTTTGTAGCTCAGGATTTTCTTCTAATTTTTGAATTAAAATATTATATTCTTCTTCATTTAAAGAATTTATATATTCTTCTTTTTTTCTTCTATCATATTGAACCCAGTCTTCTTGCATTAAAACATCACAATTAGCATAATTAGGATAATCACGCTGTGCTGTACACTTTTGTGCTAATTTGAATAAATCATAGTTTGGATCACTTGGATAGTTACATCCTTTTTTCATTTGAAAAATAACACAAGGAAAAATACTTGTTGTATGAAATTTTCCAATCCCGGACAAACAAGCTTCTAATAGGGCTTTAATTATTATTCTTCCTTCTGGAAGTGTACAAGTTCCAAAATTAATTGAGCTAAAAGGTAATTGATTTCCACTACGAGATTGTAAAGTGTTTAAATTATGAAATAAACTTTCTGCACTTTGTCTAGCTTCTCTTTCAGTTTTCTTTAAAGCATATCTATATGCTTTTAAATTATATACTTTATAATCATCTTCGTCAATAGACAAGCCATTATAAAAGCTATAATCTAATTCTGATTCTTCAACTAATTCTATATAATCTTTATAATGTTTAAAAAATGATTTCCGCACATAAGGAACCATAGTCCAATCTAAATGAGTTGCAGAAACTCCGCCAAACTGTTGTAATGATTGAATTTGCATAATTACTGCTATTAATTGCATAGCTGTACTAAGACTGCCAGCCGGACGTACATTAGCTCCATTTTTTACTGTAAAACCGTTAGCTAATAAATCATCAAAAGGTATGGATAAACAGTTATGCATTCCTAAAGCATAAGAATTTAAATCATGAATATAAACTCTATTCTCTAAATGATTACGTCTATGCCGAGGAGATATTAAATAATCAAGCGCGTATTGTTTTAAAACTGCATCGGCGGCTTCTCCTCGCCTCCCGCCAAAGCTAAGTTCATCCACATTGGCGTTAGAGTTTTGGACGTTTTTAGCCATTAATTTTTCGCCTACAGCTTTAATAAGAGCATTATTTTTATTTCTTTCTCTTGTACGGTTTTCACGGTATACAATATAAGCTCTAGCTACATCTTTGCGGCGGGTGCTCATGAGCCCGCGTTCAACTAAATCTTGAATTTCCTCAATACCTAACTCTTTTTCTTCGGCTTTTTCAGCGATATAATCTGCTATGTTTCCAGCCTTAATTTCTGCATAATCGGTTATTTTTCCATCGACCTCTTCAAATGCCGCAAGTACAGCATCACAAATTTTCATTTTATCAAAAAGTTGTTTAGTTCCATCTCTTTTGATAATTAATTTTGAAGCCATATTATTCCTCCTAATTATATTTATATTTTAAGGGTTATAATATATATGAATTTTATTGTAAATCAATTAATCAGTTTTGACTGAATTAGTATTACAAGTAACTTCATATGGAGGAGTTAAATACCAAGGTTGATTCCAGGGTAAAGGCTCACTAATTTTAGGATCAACTGTTGGATAAGTGATTACTGTTGGCGGAGAGTCTTTCTTTTCTCTTTTTTGTAATTCAATATATTTTTGCATATACCAATCAGATTTATCCAAATCTTCTTCGCCATTTTTATCTGCTGCACGATATCTATATTTCCATATATTACAGAGGCAGAAATTTTTAACTGCCTCTATACCGAATACCTCAATCATTTCTTCTATACATTCTATACCATTTTCTCTATTGTAATGTTTAGGTTTAGAAATTATATTATATTCATTTTTATTTTCCAAACGGAAGCCCTCCTGTTAAAATCATTTTTGAAATCATTTCTAAAAGAAACACTACCCACAACAAAATATAACTAAGAACGGGTACTTTCTTTTCATCATCTGTAAAACCACCAATTATAGTGATAATACCTGTTATGATCCAAATAACAAATAAAATAAAATCAATGCTAACACTAATCATACTGTTCTCCTTCATCCTCATCTATTTGATTTGATGCGCTAAATCTTTCATGTCTTATTAAAATATCGCTACCTTCAATTTTATCTATACGATAAATTGCATGAGAGTTTGTATTCTTATAAGTTTTAATAACAAATGTATCATCCCTGCGGAAGCCGGTTAAAAGTAACTTCGTACCTCGCTTAAACCAACTCTTTTCCATAACTTGTTTCTTACCATTCGGGAGCTGGACACTTATCTGCTTCTTAAACATCGCATACAAATCTCTACTAAACTTAACAGTTATCATTCCTTCTCTCGTACAGAATGTTAATGTATGCTTTGTATCATTCTTATCTACCACGGTTCCCGTTATTCTATATAACTTAAATATCGGAATCCGCTTATTACCCCTAACCCAATAATTATCAACCACTGGCTCTTCCGGCATATCAATGATAGAAGTGATACCATATTTATTATAATCAAGATTACATAATTCATGCTCTGTATAATAGAAACATAATGAATCCATTTCCCATTTAGCATAAGTGCCTTCCGCGTACTTTTTCCAAGTTTTTGCGAACAATCTATCATTTACTGCATTTAACATTTGCTGTTGATTTTGAATAATATAATTTCTTGGCTTATCCATATAATGTTTATAAAGATTATCCCATACCGTTTGCTTAATACAAAAGACATTATTAATCTGCTCAACCGCATCTAATACATCAGGTAAGAACCTTTCTAAGAATTGAATACAGCTTTCATCTAAAATATAATATTGACCAATTTTTTTAGTTCTTATATGTTTTGTAAAATTATAAATTCTTACTTCTTTTTCAAGTTCTTTAGGTATTAATTCCATTCTAATTAAACCTGCAAAATTTTGCATATTTAATTTCTTTTTCATTTCTGCCTTTTGCGCAAGATAATAAACCATAATCTCTTTTCGGGAATGGAAGTCTACATCTATTTCATCAAATGCTCCAGACTTTATGAGATTGACCATTCCAGTTACTTTCAATGGACATCTAAGCATAAAATCTTTAATTCCAGTAAATGGACGTAACGCTTCTATTTTTTCTACTGCTTCTGGATTGATTCCCGCAACTGCTTTCAATCCATATAAAATTCTATTATTCTCAACGTCAGGCTTAAATCCGTATATAGACTCATTTATATTTATTAATGATACTTTTATATTTCTCTCTTGTATCATTCCGATAGCTTTACCTATCTTACCATAATCCGTGGACTTATCATTATCTTCAAGAGAACCACTATTTACAATAAGACAAGCTGTATTCCAATATATAGGATTAAAATGTACTGCAAGATATGCAGTTTGAAATCCTATAAATGAATATGCTAACGCATGAATAATTGAGAATGAATAAGTCATCTGAGGTTTTACACCACAGTTCCAAATATATTTTCCTAACTCTGGACGTATCGCCCTAGTTAAAACTTTATCTTTCATTTCAGGTATTCGCTTTGTCTGCTTCTTAGCTAATACCTTTCTTATATCATTTGCTTCTTTTAATGAAAACCCGCAAATGCCGGGGTCCATAACCATCTGCATCAACTGCTCTTGTGATGGCGGAACTCCATATGATGATGCAAAGTAAGGTTTAACAGTTTCCATTTCTTCTTTTGTCAAACCATAACTTATCATTTCATCCCGCCACAAAGATATATCATTTTTAAATCTTACATACTTATCCATTGGAGCTTCATCATTTTTATCTGCGGGAGTTAATCTCATAAGACCATTTGCATCTGCTAATTCCAATATTGTATGAGGTTTAATCTTCTTTGTTGCTTGTGATCCTACTATTGAATCAAACTGGAACAAATCCAATACTTCTACATTTTGGATTGCTTTCCAAATATTTTCATCATCAATAGGAAGAACTTCTGGATGAAGATATTTATCATAAACTTCTTTTAAAGTTAAATCAGATTCTATTTCATTATTTTCCTGCAATAATCTAATTGTTTCAGTTATCTTATCCTGTACTTCTGTTACAAGGAAGTCATATTTTGTACATCCACACCACTCTGCATCATGCAAGTCATACTGTGTACAAACATCACCACTAGGACTTCTCATAAATGCGCTGAACTCAAATGGATCTTCATCATAGAAGATAACACCTGATGCATGAAGTCCACGGCGGGAGATGCATTTCTCGATACCTAATGCAACTTCCATTAATCCAGGATACTGATTAACCTCTTGTATAAAAGCGGGAACTGGTTTTCTACCTTTTTCTTCATTCCCTAAATATACTTCTTTCAATGTCCACACTTCACCACGTTCAACTGGGATTAATGATGAAAGATATAAACCCACGTCATTATCGATCCCGTCCGGACAATCCTCTGACCGATACCCGCGGCAAGCAGTTGCGACTGCTGACTTTGCTGTTTCAGTTCCAAATGTTGCAACATAAGTAGCACCTAAATTTTCTCTGAAGATTTCATCTATACCTTCATAAAAATGTTTGCCACGTTCCTTTTTAATATAATCAACAATCATAGGACGTTTGCTAGGTGCTAAGTCAACATCAATATCAGGTAATTCTGCCCTATCTTCATTCAAATATCTCCAGAACGGAAGATTCCACTTAATAGGATCAAGTTGTGTAACTCCAAGAAGATAGTGGTTAAGACCAGAACATGATGAACCACGTCCCGCTCCAACCGTTGAGCCAAGTTCCCAAAACTTATTTATATAATACTGTAAAGTGATAGGATAGGCAAAAATATTTGTGCCTAACTTCTCACCAATTATTCTCTTTACTTTTGCTTCTTCGTTAAGACGAGATAAATATGTATCATTTAATAAATCTAATGCTCTCATCTTATCTATACATTGATTTATCCAATTTCGTTCTATTTTATCATCAGAACTAAATAATCTTGCTATCTCAGGATAATTAGGATATTCAAATGTAAATTCTTTATCGTAATCCTGTACTTCGACCCTCGGGATTTTTTGTGCATGGAACAAACTGTAGTTCTCTATTTTGCCATAAATTTCCATCGTATGGTCAAACATACTCTCTACGAGATTTTTATCGAACGAGGAAAGAGCAAACTTCTCAACCATTTCTTCATTAGTATGAAGATATGCGTCCTGATAGAATGCATCTACCTCCCGCTCACCTTCTTTAGACTGCAAATAAGACTTGTGAACATATCTATCTTCTTTTGTCAAATAATGTGCATCAGAAGAACACACAAGTTTAACATCAAATGCTTGTGATATATTCACTAATCTTTTATTTACTAAAATTTGTTCTTTTGATACTCCGGGCTGACATTCTACATAAAAGTCATCGCCGAAAACTTTCTTGCACCAAAGCATAAATTCTACAATTTTATTATGCTCTTTCTGTGCTGTTTCTTTATCTCCTGTTTTCTCTGCGGCGGTCAGGGTAAGGACCCTTGATCCAAGTTCTCCACCAATACAAGCAGAACTACCGATCACATGACCGGGATCTGCCATAATTATTCTCTCTAAATCAGACTTTAATGTATCAACTCTTTCCATTCTTTTAGTTTCATACATATTCATCCAAGCAAGAGAAGATAAAATTCTCAACTGTTTATGACCTATTGCATCTTTAGCTAAAAGAATAAAATGATAATGTTTATCCTGCGGACGTTCATCCACAAGATAAATTTCATTACCAAGTATAACTTTAAAATCTGGATGCTTCTCTGCAATAGATGCTGCATATTTATTAGCCTTAGGATGTGCGCTCAATACTTCATGGTCAGTTATTGATACACCTTTTAACCCAATCTCTATTGCTTTATCAATCAAAGACTCCGGTGTGTTGATTGCATCAATCAAACGGATATTTGAATAGTTTGTATGACAATGCAGTTCACAACGATTCATCTATAATTCTCCTTAATTGGATATTTTAATTCTTTACAATTAAATACTTCTTGTAATGCCCATCTCTCACTACATTTATTTTTCGGAGTTTCATAAACAATTAAAACTATAATCGGATCTTCTTCAAATCCTAATTCTTTTTTAAACTTTTGTCCACAATAATCAAATGCTTTAAGTATTTTATCTTTATCAACCATTTTTAATAATTCTCTATACTCAATCATTGTGGAGCATGCGGGGGCCAGCTCTTTTTTCTTACAAGGACAAGAATGATGTCCCATACTCTGGACTATAAGAGGTTTATATCGAAGCCCGCACACAATCCCCCGCTTATCTATATAATATTCTTTATCCCCAGGTCGGTACCATTGAGGATCAGATAAAGCAGTTGATACTGGGATCATATACGATTTAAAATTTCTTATTTGATAAAAATATGAAGTTGCTATCTTTATATCTTTCATAATAATATTATATCATATTTTTTTATATTTGTCAAGTTTTATCTCACTAATACGAGTCTATCCGTGGGCCTAGTGCAACATGTATAGAGCCAGCGCGCGTGTTCTTTCTTGTCGAACGGGAATCTTTCTTCCAGTACCGTAACTTTCGACCACTGGTCACCCTGTGCTTTATGTCCAGTTATTACATAACCAAAGGCAAATTCATATGGAACTAAAACCTTATGTGCCTGAAACTCGTACCTATGAACCCTATACGCTTCCCGCCAGTCCAGACAAGTAGCTCCAGTTAATATCATTTCCTTATCTATCATAATATTAGGAAAAGTGCCATCGTCTGTAATAAAATCACCAGTTATATTATTTAATTGATGAGCACTGCACTGAATCCAATTAGGTACTCTTGTAAAACTTTCAAATGGATTTTTAATTATTCCTGTTGTTCCATTTACAAGAGGAGCAACACCAAATGAATCTAATTCATCCCAATAATTTCTTAAACAAATTAATTTTTCTCCATTTTGAGGTATATCAGATTCATAGCCATATAACTTTCTCATCTGCTGGTTATACATGTGGCGGGTGTTATTTGTACCACATATCACTTGATCTGCCCACGTAAGATGTCCAGTTACGAGTTCTGATTTAGGTATAATCTGTACTTCATTACCTTTAAAATAATCTATATTCTCATAATTTCTTATTTTCATAGTAAGCTGAATGATTTCTGATTCAGCCTCCTGTCTCATTATTTCATCAAGAAATACATGAGGATTAACAAGTAAATCATGTTCTTCTTTCTTTTCAATTTGCGGGAGCTGGAATGGATCACCTAAAAATAAGATATAAACCTTATGTTTCATAAGTAATTCGATCATGGATCTAGGTACCATACTGACTTCATCTACGACGATAATCGTATACTCTAGATGCTCTTTAGGTTTACGGTAGAATCCTCCGCCTTCACGCGGGAAGCTATCATATAATAATCTATGTAAAGTCATAGCATTAGGATTACCTTTTTTTCTAAGCACTTCTGCAGCCTTGCCAGTATAAGAAGCATAGGCAACCTTTGATGGCTCTACATCGATAGCTTCAATAATAAATTTAACTAGAGTCGATTTTCCGGTACCAGTTTAGGCGTAGCCACTAATCACGGTATATTTTTCATTGTTTTTAAACCGTGAAATGGCTACTGACAAACCTTGTTGTTGTTTTAATGTTAACTCCATTTAAACACAATCCCTTTCTTTTAAAATTTCTTTTATATCCCATAAATTATCATGTAATTCTCTATGACAATTTGCACAAATTAAAATACATTTTTTACTTTCTTGAACTGCATCTTTTAATTTAAAATGATCATTACTAATTGTAAAATCTTTAGCATCAGGATTTAAGTGATGAAATTCTAAAGCTTTAAGGCAAGTATTATAACCACAACGTTCACATTTTCCTCCCCTAACTTCTTTTAATCTTGCTAAGAAATCACCACGTTTCAACTGCACTCCATCAGGCATACAATTATAACAACACATTCTTTGATTTGCTGCCGCAGTTTTTGGTTTAAATATAGTGCCACATATAACACATTCTTTCTCTGAACAATTATTTGCTCTTTGTTCCAAAGGTATTGGGTCTTTTTTTCGTTCTTGATATTTAATCCTTCTTGAAGCATTCATACAATCTTGACTACAATATTTTTTAGTAGATTTTATAGCTTCAAATTCTTTTCCACATATTACACAAGTATTTATCATAAAATTATTCCTCCTTTTTACTTGTTATTATATGTAAAAATAATAGGAATAATATTCGTTAAATTTGACCAAAGAAGTTATATCTAACCAACATATCTTACTATTTTTAATTAATCTCCTAAAGTGATGGTATAGTACCATGATAAGCCATATAGCCCCATGAGAATATGATAATTCCTATCCAAATAATTATCATTACAATTTGAAATTTATCCAGTTCATTACTGTCTTTCATATTCTTTCCTTAATAATTGTATATGTATATTATCCAAATTAAAATAATTTGAATCATGCTATAAAATTCTTTTCCTTTAAAGTGTATTTTCTTTCTTCTATAATAAGCATCTTCACTTAATGTATGTAAAAACCATCCGCCAACAAAAGATAATAAAATTAATAAAATTGAATAACAATAATTAAAATATAACGTTATAAAAATAATAGGTATATGAATAAAAATACTCCATAAAAAACTTTTTATAACAATTAAATTTTTTATTTTGCTGGTTGTAATTTCTGTAAGGTTAATACAAAAACAAACTAATATATGAGATATTATCATTAAAATTAATATCTCAACAAAAAATCCATTAATTATCAGATTCCACATTTAGATCCTCTAGTGTTACTCCCAATGTTGAAATATAAATAATAGGGAGATTTTTCATTTTTTTCATAGATGCTTTAAAATGATTATATTCATCTACTACTTTTTGTGGTGGCTGATAAATTTTTTCATGTTCAATTCCACAGAGATAAGGATTTAAAGGATTAGTAATTATAATCATTTAATCTTTCACCTTTCTGCTCCAAGCAATACCTATCAAGATACAACAAATTATAAAAAAAGAAGCGATATTCCAAATACTACCAATATATACCATTTTTCTCTCCTTTTATTTTCTTTATTGCATCAAGTATTGTATCTTCTTCAGATCCTAAAGATGCTCTATAATTATAAAAATCAGAATAAAGTTCATTAAGTTCTTTTTTTATCTCAGCATAAAGAAATAATGAACCTGAATGTATTTCTACATTAGCAATAGCTTCTTCTATTAAATCTAATCCACAATCATTGCCCAATTCTAAAGCATCTATTAGTTTCATATCATACTCCTAAAATTAATTATTTTTTTATTTTATATATAAATTATAACATATTTTTTTTAATTTGTCAATTAAAAATCCCATGAAGCGTTCCAATCTGCGGGAATAGCAGGTTCTTTAATCTCATAATCTAGACACATTAATTGTGGATTTCGCTCTCCGCACCATTCATTTATATTACACTTACATACAAAATTAATTGTTTTACCTATTGATTCATTTAAAGTTTCAATTTCTTCTTCTGTTGCGGCAAATTTAATTACATCAATCCCGCAAGGAAGTTTAAATTTTAATGTATTAGATTTCATAACCATAAAATCCGTAAGTTTAAAATTTTGTACATAAATTTGCGGACGTGTAAATCCAGTACCAAGATAATCATTTAATTCCGCAAGAGCAATTACAACATTTCCTTCAACTGCATCTGCATCAAAGATATAATCAACATAATAAGTTATTTCTGTTGATACATCTTTTAATAATTCATTCATATCCTCAACAAACTTATCTGGATATGTTAAAC